ATCTATACAATACACTATAGGAACAGTCGATAGAAATGCTCCAGACATATACAATACCTTAACTCAACCTAGTTGTACTGCTACAATCACGAATGGAAGAGTCTCAAGTGTCTCAGTAGATACGAATGGAGGAGGTTCTGGGTGGGATACACTTGGAAGAATACCAGAATTGAGTATTACTGCACCAGTTATAGCAACTGGAACACCTGCAGAGGTAGAAGGAACGTTTAGTAACGGAGTTTTGACTGCTGTTACTGTTAAAAATGGGGGAAGCGGATACTCTAGCACCAATTTACCACAAGTTAGTATCGTAAATGTGCATAAAGTGCTCAATTCCGTAGCACCGAATGCTGCATTCTCGGAAAACCGCGTATCAGATGCTACATCTATACTTGATGCGTTCCCTGATCTTGGAAATGCGTTCCCAACGTACACTCCAGAGGATCAACAGCGCGATAGAGCAGCATTATCTGAGTCTGCGTCATTTCCTCCTGCACAAAGAGCGTTTGAAAACACTGCAGATAGTATAGAAATCAAAACTGACCCAAATAATAAGCGAATCCACGAACTTCCACAGTCTGCGTTCCATGCATCGGACTTAGAACAGTATAAAAATGAAATGAAAAACAATGCGGACTATTCTCAAGTCACATCTTATGACTTTGGAGACTCAAATGAGGCAAGAGAGTTTAAAAGATCAATTATTAAAGCACAACAAGATGAGAATGAAGCAGTTGAGTCATATATGGGTAGAATAACTCAAGATGGACCAATAGTAAAGAACTATGATGAATCTTATATTGAAACTGCACAAGGACCCTTCTCTGAGTTACCATATGCATCGAACCTAACTAAATACTTCTTAAGGCAGTTTCGTCCTGATCCTAGAGTTGATACTAATATCACTGTAACTCTTAGTGTTAACGTAGCACAAGAAGGAACGAGTCATTTCAGTTGCCCTCAACCTCCTGCATCAACTAGAAGCGGATCAACTTTTAGTTTCCTTGGTGGAGTACAAGGTCCAGGATGTCAGAACTGGTCCGCATCAGGAAACATGATCATGTTGAATGATTTTACTTCCGCAACGAGGACTTTGAGTAAAGCAACTGCTGCGTATGGTAATCCTTATCAAGTAACCTAATGGCAAGCGGACATCAAGCATGTGCACTCTTTACAGGAACGTGTAGCGGACACGGAAGAGGTAATGGTGTTACTTGGCAACCTGGTCCAGGTGGAGGATTTGTTAGTCCATGCCCTCATTCATCATTACAAGAGACGATTGTAAATAAAAGAGTTCCGTTTGTTAATAATTTTGCAACATGGCCACCACATCCCCAAAGACCTAGAGATCCCCAGTCTGGTGGGAACGATCCTTTTAATAGAACTGTAATAGTAAACGACTTAGTACCAATTATTGATCAAGATGACTTAATAACTCATCCTACCCCCACGATGTTTACTACAATATCGATAGGGTTCAAATGTTTGACTGTTAGATCGACTCCTGCATGGCATTGTACTACTGGTGTAGGTGGTAATGGTCGTGAACCTTCTGTTGGACATAATAGAAGGTTATTTGCAACATGTAAAACAGTTTTCATCGAAGGGATGAGAGCAGGGAGATTTGCAGACCCATTTGGGAATAATACTGTACCATTTGATTGTTTAAGTGTAGTTTCTGGATCAAGTCCCAATGTTTTCATCGGAAGTTGAATAAATAAAACAGGATCGAGGTAATTATGGTTGTAAAAGTAGACAAAAGCGAAGAATTTGTCAAAAGTGGCAAAGTCTTGATAAGTGAGTATCCTGCAAAAAAAGAAAAGGATGTAAAACCACTTAGTAAATGGCGTTAAAGAACATAGATGGTTCAGATTTTAAGCGTTCTCGTAGATTCGACGACGTAAATATCTCTTTGCCTATAAATCCATTCACAAAAGACATTTATAGTGTCAAAAATGAGAATGCGATCAAGCAATCCATCAAAAATCTTGTTTTAACCGTTCCAGGTGAAAAACCTTTCCAACCTTTAGTTGGTTCTAGAGTAAATGAGTTACTTTTTGAACCATTAGACCCATTTATTGCTGATTCTATCAAGGATGAGATAATAAATACCATCAAACAGAATGAACCAAGAGTAGATCTAACCGAAGTGACTGTTTTGCCCTTATATGAGCAGAATAAAATCAACGTATCTGTTGAATATAGAATTGTTGGATTGCCTATCGTTGAATCCATCACATTCGTCTTACAGAGACCTGAGTAATGCAACCGAATAACCTAACAGCACTAGACTTTGATGATGTCAAAGCAAGTATCAAATCATATTTAAGAACTCGTACAGAGTTTACTGATTATGACTTCGATGGATCCGCATTGTCATACATGATAGACATGTTGGCATATAATACTTACTATTCATCATTCAATGCGAATATGTCATTGAACGAAGCATTCTTACCTTCTTCCACTGTTCGAGATAACGTTGTTAATATTGCCAAGTTAATGAACTACACTCCTAGAAGTGTAATATCAGCAAGAGCATCACTAAAATTAGATATACAGACAGTTCAGACAAATGGAGTATACCCTAGCACTGTTACTTTGAGAAAAGGTGCAGTTGCAACAGGTGGTAACTACGTTTGGAACATTTTAAGAGACACTACTGTAGAAGTTAGTCCTACAACAGGTATTGGAACCTTTGCAGACCTTTGTGTATACGAAGGATCAGTTGTTACCTTCCAATACGTCGTAAATACATTCGCAAATCAAACATATACCATTCCTTCTGCTGAAGCAGACATTAATACACTTGCTGTAAGTGTAAGAGCAAACGAAACATCATCAGCATCAGATATTTACAATAGAGTTGACACTGTAACTAATCTAACTGCAGCAACAAGAGCATACTTCCTTTCAGAAGGTGAAGATATGCGTTTCAACGTTAGATTCGGTGATGATAGTGTTGGAAGAGCATTGAAAGATGGGGAAGTTGTAGTTTTAGAATATTTGGTCACTTCTGGGTTCAAAGCAAACGAAGTTAAGTTATTTAATTTTATCGGATCATTAACTGACTCATTAAGTCAGTCTTATACTGCATCATCGACTACTTTAACAGTCAACCACCGTGCACAACTTGGTAGTGCTGCAGAAAGTATAGAATCAATCAAATATAACGCACCAAGATACTATTCCTCACAGTATAGAGCAGTTACTGCACAAGACTATGCTTTAATCACTCAAAGGATCTATAATAACGCAGATTCTGTTGTTGCTTATGGTGGAGACAGTCTAAATCCTCCAGTTTACGGTAAAGTCTTTATTTCAATCAAAACAAAGACTGGATCCCTTCTAAATGACGCTACAAAGAAAGAAATAGCAGCAAACCTTAGGAAATATGCTATGGCGTCAATTGACCCTGTTGTAGTCGATCCTGATAACGTCTACATCTACACAAAAGTGTTTGCACTATACGATACTGGTGCAGGATCATCATCATCTCAAATTAAGACGAATATTCAGAGTGCAATCAGTCAATGGGCAAGTCAAACACAAATAAACAACTTTAACTCAACATTTAGAGGTCAAGCATACGAGAAAGCAATAACATTAGCAGATAATGCTATTTCTGACGTTTCTGTTCAAACAACTATTCTAAAATACATCAATCCTAATAGTAATCAGACTAATACCTATTGTATTAGTACTGGAGGAGAGTTATACAACTCTGCACCTAGTAAGGATGGTGATAATGGAACTTGTACAAAAGAACCAGTTATTTTATCTGGTACATTCAGAACTGCAGACAGACCTGGTGTAGATCAACAGTTTGAGGACGATGGTTACGGAAACTTAAAGACATTTTATAATACAGGTAATAAAAAGGTATACACTAACAGTACAGCAGGTACAGTAAACTATATGACAGGTGAAGTTTGCTTTGGACCTATTAATATTATCAGTACAGGATCTAACGTTCCATCTTCAGCAGCAGTTAACATTGTTGACAGTGTAACTGGTGCAGGAAGTGTTACTGATGAAACACTCCTTCCAGGGAATCTACAGATTCCAACTGTTATGATTCCTGCTAACAGTGGCACTATTCCTGCCTCAACACCAGGAACAATTATTAATATTATAAGTCCTGAGGTAACAGTATCACCTATTGGTACAACACCACCTCCTTCAATCCCTCTAAATAGTTTGACACCAACGACATTTGATAGTACACCGTCCGTAGTGGAAGTTGCACCGATAGATAATAGTGGTGGTCTAAACACCTCAGTCTGCTTCTCGTAACTGTAAATGAA